CATTGTAAGAGGTAAAATAGTAAGGTCCGCCGTTACCGTCTGAGGGTCCTTAGAGCTCTCGAGGGTATTGTGTTCTACCGTAGGACGTGTAGCCTGGCAGGCGTAGAAGACGTAGCGCTTTTTATGATTGTTTCCGTCAATCTCAAAGAGCAAGGCAAAAACCGGAGGCTGGACGTTGTTCGTCTCGTAAGCTACCCCGTTAGTGTCCACGGTCTCCGCGAATAGCGCCGTGCGTGCTTCCTGTGTAAGCTCCGCCATTTCGATACTACCGGAGTATCCGTTATTAGTGGACGCAAGGTAATAAATAGCGTCATCCGCGTAAAACTCGGATACTTCTCCCTCTGGTGCTAGTGAAACCTTTACGGCTCCGGGTAGAGCTACCGGAATACCAAAAGTACTGCCGTCCGCGTCGTAAAGTGAGTAATGGACGTTACTAAGTCCGTATACTACCTTATTTTCTTCTCCCATTTATTTCTCCTTTTCTTAACTAAGTGTCACGCTATAGACATGCTCTATAACGTTCTCGCTTTCTATTGTTAATTCTACCTCAGTATACACCAAACCCAGGCCGTCTAGCGCGGCGCGTATAAGTTCCTCAGTTTGTGTAGACTTTATAACGTTGTAGTACTCTACGTCCACTACCTCCGCGCGCTTGTAAACCTTATTATCAGCTATAAAGTGCGTCGTACTTGTAACCCGGACGACAATCCAGGGTAAGCTAGGAGCAGCCCCCTCCGGATAGGCGCTATAGACCACAGGGAGGCCCGTAGACTCGAGCGCCGTTATAAGTTCGTCCGTAGATGTTGACACTAGACCACCTCCTTAATACTATTTTCGAAAGCCTCGGCCGCTTTGGTTGCGGCCTTAGCTATATGAGGTTTAGCGCGAACCGTTCCGCCGTTTACTTTAGCGTGTCCCTTTTCCAAAAGGTGCGTTATCTGTCCGTGTCCTTTGTTAAAGACTAAGATACTAACACGGTCCGATGTGTCGACGCTTGAGACCTTTGTCCACGCCTTCGCGTAGTCTCCGGAGTCGTGCGGACTCGTTACGTGTAGCTCATCTACGGCGGACTCCGCGGCTTGCGTTGCGAGTTTCTTTACGTCTTTCGTAACGTCCTCCGCGTACTCTCGTACCAGCTTCGCTATATCACTCTCTAAGTTCTCTAACGTTGTTCGTGTATTATCCATTTTCGGCTCTCCTTTGGAGTGTCAGCCTAGTATATTCCCCCGTATCGTTTACCCTTTCGATAGTATACTCTACCGAACGGAAAAGAGCTAGACGCTCTCCCTCGTACTCTACCGAACGCAGCTGGACCTCCGCGTCGGGCCTTATACCGTGCTCCGCAGCCGCCCAATAAGACGCGCCTCCTACGGTAAAGACGTTTACAAAAGTATCACGCTCGGACGTAGAGGGGATAAGGTTCCCGTCTACGTCTTTAGCGTAAGTCTCAGATATAAGAGTTATAACGTCGGACTTACTCATCCTCCGCCTCCTTAGCTACAAGGTAGCCCGTCTCTACGTGACTCAGTAGGTCTAGAACTACTCGTTTATAAGAGTCTTCTAATCTTGAGGCTTGTCCAGTGTCTATTTCTAGTCCAAAGTGCCCCTGCGCGTAAACTATAATAGCTTGCTTAACTAGCGCCGTCTCGGAACCGTCTTCTAGGATAGAGCTCTCTACGCCACATCTTAAGAGGTCCTCTTTAGCGGCGTCAATTTGGAGCGTTACTAGCTCGTCGAATAAGCTAGAGGTAACGTGTAAAGCCGTTTTTACCATCGGTAGGATTGTAGGAGTTGACATTGTTTACTCCCCTTTCTCCGGCGCTACAGGCGGCTTCTTAGGCTTAGGAGCGTTCTTTACCACTAAGTACCCGGGTAACTTACTAACAAGCTCTTTTGCCCTCTTATCGTCCACGGTGTAGGAGAACCCTACGGGGAGTACCTTGTCCAGTTTCTTGTCGTGATACTCTCTTGTAACTTCTACCAGCTTCATCTTTACCTCCTTTCCTTAGGCGTATTATAGTTTATGACTCCTAGGTCTTAGACGCTAGGGGTTTCGTTAATAATTGCGAACGCGTCGGCGCGCTTAATAGCGGCTCCAAACATAGCATGCCCGGCGTAAACAATATTACGGGTCTTTATATCGGGCTCGCTCATTACGTTAGGCTGCTCGAACATGTTCGCTTCGATTTGGCTAGGAATAGCGAAAGCGATAACGCCGTCCGCGAGGTCCTCGTCTACCTTTACCGCGCAGCCGTATACGACACCCTTTACGATAGGGTCTACCATCGCGGACTCAGTAAAGACCTTGTCCCCGTTAGTTGTTTCGATACCGACAAGCTGGCTGTAAAGAGTCTTACGGTTAACGTAGACAACAATATCCCCGGAGCCCTTAATACTACCTAGAGCCTTTCGGATGTGCGCGTCGGTAACGTCTCCGGTTACGTCTTGGACGTTTGTAGCTGTGGTAGCGGCGGCCGTTACCTTAGCCCAAACGGTTACGTTAATAGCGCGGATAAGGCGCTCTACGATGTGCTCTACAAGCCAGGTTTCGAAAGCGTCGATAGATTGCAACTGAAAACGTGCGGACATTGTGGAGTCCTTAGCGAAACCTGTAGGATTGATAGTAATCTCGGTAATGGTCTCTTTTTCGCCGTCGACGTTAGAGGCTCCCTCAGCTACTACGGTAGCGTCTCCGGCCGTGATTGCGGTCACTACGGGAACGGTGTAGGAGGCTACAGCGTCGTAGATAGTAAGGTCGTTAAAGAGTGCTATCTTTTCCTTTGTAAGGTCGATAATACGGTTAGCGGTGTCGGTAGGGATAAGGTTGTCGTATCCGTTTGTACTATCGCTAGTTACAATAGTAAATGCCGCTTTTTCGGCTTCGGACATAGGAGCGAACATATTACCGCCCATTTTCTTAAGCCATGCGCTACGGTATTCCGAGCTCTTTACGGTGTAGTTCTCTTTAGTCATTTCTTCTCCTTTTGTTGTTTCGGTTGTCTGAGGTGCAAAAGTTTCTACTTTGAGGTCCACGCTTTCGAACGCTTTAGAGGCGGCCTTTTGTGCGCTTGCTTGCTTCTCAGCCTTGAGTGCTCGCGCCTCCATCTCTTTGTTAGCTTCCTCGATACCCTTTTCAGCGCTCGCAAGTGCCTCATCAGTGATATCCGTAGAACTTAGCGACTTATTAACTCCGCTAAGATATTCCTTAATTTCGGCGTTACTCATTTCCTTAAAATTCATTTTCTTCCTTTCGTTAGATGAATATCTTACTCTTAATAGCAAGTACCTTTATACGCTTATCGCGTGCTTGTCTCTCCGCAAGCTCAGCCCTAATCGCTCCGTTAAGGCGTGATTTAACTACACTTATCTCCGTATCCCTGTTAGCGGGAAAGTTTACCGCGGAAACGTCGTATATCTTACTTACCTCATTATACACTAACGTACGCGTATCAGGGTCGTAAATATCAGTATCAAAAGAATAATTAAAACCGAACGACATCTGCGAGAAAAGTCCGGCGTTTATTGCGTCGTGTACGTCTCGGGCCGCGGCGGTCGCGCTAAGGTCCGCGGTAACGTGTAACCCGTGTTCGTCCATGTCCAGGCTTAAGGAGCCGTTAGAGATACGCGCATGGGCTTGTCCTTCATGGTTTACTAGGAAGATTGTATCGGATATATCCGCCTTTTCGGCGGCCTCTCTTAATACCAGCTCGCTATATACGTTACCGTTAGGGTCCTCGTATACCTGGTAAGGCTCCCACGTAGTCGCGTAGCCCTCTACAATAAAACCGCTACCGTCGCTCTTAGATTTAGTCGTAAAGCAACCGTTACCGTGGTCGTTGTAGCGTCGTTCGTTAGGCTTAAAGGGCATCTGTTCCTCCTTCTATTTCGGCGTCTATTACGTCGGTATCGTCTTCGGTGTCTCCGGTGTCCGCGGTCTTTCCTATAGTGTGAGTAGGTAGGTTCTTTGTGTCTATATACTCTCCGCGTATAACTCTAGAGTTCTCCTCTTCGGGTACGTGTGGTAGTTGGAATACGTCCATCATCTGGTTGGTGTCCATTCCTCCGCGGTCTCTTAGTCCTACTACTACGGCTAGCTTAGTAGAGTTGGAGGCGTAAGCGAGTCGGTTAGCGGAGAACATTATTTCGTTACCGTAGGACCTCTCCAAAGGTGTAAAGGCCATTGCGGTAAGGACGGCTCCGAGTTGTACCGCGAACGGTTCTATCTGGCCCTCGTAATACGCGTTCCAGGTTTCCTCTTTGTAATCGTTTTGGAGTATAGACTCGTTAATTCCAAAGTATCCGTATACGTCTCTACGTATATAGTCCTGGTCCTCTTTCGACATTGTATAACTCTCTTGCGCTACTTGCTTTAGGTCCTCGAGCGTATTATCGTACAACATCAGGCCCGAGGTGTTGTTAGCCGTAAGGTTAGAAAGCGAAAAGTTTTGTCTCTTAGCTTCTAGGTCCTCCGGTCGGACTTGTCCACTTACCCGCGCCATCCAGTCGATACGCGCGCCGTTCTCTATTGCGTAACGTTGCGCCTCGTCTTGCGCCTGGATAAGAGTCATTGTAGGTGTTAGAGGTTTACTACCTCCGCCAAA